TTATTTGAACAAATCTAGATTTTTGTCTTCTTCGAGTGGTTTGATTTTAGCGCGAGCGGCTTCTCTGATCCAGCGCGGTGTTATTCCGAACTTGCGTGCCAGCTTTGCCTTAGATTCACCCTTAGCCAATGCTTTTTGTATTAGCTTAAACTTCATGCTTGAAGTGATCATGGTGCCCATAGGAACTTCTATACGCTGTCCACCAAGCTGCTTAGCAAGCTCCTGAAGCGCTTTTAAACCAATCACGCCCGCAATGTCATGTTCCACATTTAGGCCACGTTTGATGACAAAAGGAATGTGTAATACAGTGCCTTTGTATTCTTTGATCAAACGTAGGGTTTTTTCAATTCCGATCAATTCTGCGATGAAGCGCCAATTTTTTGGCATAAGCGCTAAAATTTCCTGATCTTCAAGTACTTCTTGTGCGTCTTCAATGTGAACCTGGTACGCCATGCTGATTGCTCCCACTTTAAGCAAATGTTATTATTACGTCGTGGTATAGATATTTTTCTTCTTAACTTTAGCGGGTTGGGTTGAATCTAAAAAGCTCATGATTGCAGTCATGGGCTTTTTACTTTTTAGACTTCTACACGCTCAATGCCGCAACGTTTGCACCACTGGCGTAAGTGAGTAATGATCAAGTCTGCATGCTTACTACTCAAAAACTGTAGTGCGCTGACACCGACTTTATTTTCGACAAATTTAGCCAAAGCTTTCTCGCTGCTGTTACGGACTTGGCCTGCTTCATGAAGTTGTAACCACAAGTGGCGGATCAATTTGCTCTGTGGATCACTGGCCAGATTTTTAACTTCAGATTTAGGTTTTGAATCGATGACAAAGCCGATTTGCTTCATGCGATCCAGCACAGCTTCAAGCTGTGGGATCGAAAGTTGTTTTGAACTTGTTTTGCCTGTACAACTTTCTAAAATTTCACGGTAAAGCTCGTCGTCAAGACCGAGCTGTGATTTACCAATATGAATAAGCTGGATGAGTTTGGCTTTTTTATTGAATTTCATATCAAAATACTCCCTTGGTTGCGTCATACAAACCAATCAGAGCAAGCAAGCCGAGGCTTGCAGAGCAACCTGCTTTTAGTAAGTATGAGCGACGTTGAAAAACGGTTAGGCCGTCAACATTGCGCGAGAGCCAAGCCAGACGTGCTTGCTGGAAGCACTGGAATAATCCAAGTAGAAAGACAGCAAAGAAAGCCAAAATCATGATGGTTCTCCAATCAAAGACAATGCTTGTGCAGCATCTGCAAGACTTGAGAAGAAATGAAAAACTAGAGGTACTGCTCGAAAGATTTGAATTGTTCCAAGATATTGACCAACTGGCTTGGTGATTTCATGGCCAGTACCAACACATAAAATGTTGTATTTAATTTTTGGCATTTCAGGATCACATAACACCCAAAGTTGTGGATCACCTTGTTGTGTATCGATGCACAAAGCTTTGCAACCCGCATGCATTTCGATGGTCTGATTGTCCTGAAGTGCTAGAGCATATTTAAAGATAGTTTTGCTCATGAAACCTCTCCCAAACTTTCAACCACTTCGGGTGGTAATTTGTCTAAATCATCACGAGTAATCATTGTATTCTTCCTCAAAAAACTTGATTGCCGCATCAATCGCATCTCGACCATCCAGCTCCTTAGCAATAGACTCATCATCTTCGTTCATGACGAAATAGTATTGAGTGGAAGGATTTGTATTCCACTTTTCAACTCGAATACGATTCTCCATGATGAAATCAAAACGTGCAGAATCTTGTGAAATATGTGCTAAATGTTTTTTTGCAGCATTAATCAAATCAATTAGATTGACTTCTGCCAAGTTGTCGCTTAAATCACCACTTTTGAGGTTGATTTTTACGGAGTTGATATCTACACCCTCATTTTCCAACAGGGCTGTCATCACTGATATGGTGAAAGTTATTGTTTCTATATTCATGGTCATTCAATCCAACTCACACATTTAGAGGTCTTACATTCAGCAGAAATATGTCCGTTATGAGAACTAATTGAATATTCGAGTCGACCTTTACAAATCGGGCATTCCATCTCATCGCTAATTGATCTTTTTGGTTTATCAGTGCCATGTTTATCTGTAATGGCTGTTCTTGCTGCTATAAAATTTTTCATAAATTCGCTCATGTTATTTCCCTCGCTGCTCGTCAGTACTGGATCACAACTCTGGTAGTGAGAGGCATCGCCTCGCAAGGCGGATGCCTGTGTTTCGCTTATTTCAAATAATCTTGTTCAGGTTCATAAGTCACTTCACTTGCATTATCTACTTGAGTGACATTACGATTACCTTCATAAAAGGTGCGATGATCAGCTACCATTCCATCCGAAATTTCAGTTGCAATTTCACGCGCATGATCTACATCATCTGCTTCAACAATGTGGGTCTGAACGTAGACTTTTGATATTTCAACTTTGAATTTCATTTAGTTCACCGCCTCTTTAAGTGCTTTACCTGCTTTAAACGTTGGTACTTTTGCCGCAGCAATTTGAAGCTCTTCGCCTGTTTTAGGGTTGCGGCCAGTGCGCGCAGCGCGATCTGAAACTTTGAAAGTACCGAAGCCAACAAGTGCTACTTCGCCACCGTTCGCAAGGGTGTCGATAACACCTGTTTCAAATGCTTGCAGAGCTACTGTTGCTTGTGCTTTGGTTAAGCCCGCTGTTGTTGCAATGTGTTGTATAAGTTCTGACTTATTCATGTTTGAGATTTCCTGTAATTAAATAGATGCGATGTCGAGTGATAGTGGTAAATAACCACCAGTCGAGTCGTCGCGGATGTAAAAACGTAGATAGGCTTTACTGCCAATAATGTTGATGCTGTCTGAAATGGCTTGCATTGCTGATTGCCATTTCGGATGGTCGATTTCAATAGTTTTAAGGGCTAGTACTTTGGCTGTGCTGATTTCTCCTTTTTTGTCGACATTGAAGGTACGGTTGATCAGGGCTTTAATTTCATTGCGGCTGCCATCTGTCCATTCCTCTAGGCATTCATCAATGAGCTGCTTAGCCGCTTGAAGCTGCTCATTAAAGCTAATTCTCTCAGCAATATTGCGCTGAATTTTTAAACGTCCGTCATAGCTCGTTAGGGTAAGATTGCCTTTGTTACCGCCGATTTTTGCACCGTATTGGTCGGCAGAAATCTGGCTAAAGTTGGCAATATCGCTAAAACTTAACTCTTTAAAAGCTTTCAGGAAATCGTGTAACTCTTCAGCTTTTTTGAAGATGGTACGCACGGTTTGGTCGCGCAATTTGTCAATTTCTTTGACGTTGGCTTCTGGAACCAATGCACCTGTTGCATTTTCCCAGTAGCCATGTGGAATCTGTTGTGCTGTCATGGTGTTGCTCCTTGTTCTTGCTCTGCCAAAAGGCGTTCAAAACATTGGTTATGGGTTTCACCATCTCTGCGGTTTTGTGCTACATGAGCAAAAACCTGTGAGGGTGGGATAGCTTTTAAGGTACGGTTGACCTTGGGTTTATCTGAATTTGCTTTGGCAACTAGATCAGCCATTGATACTGCTGCTGGTTCATTTTTAAGACGCTCATGTGCCTTGAGTTCTTGCTCACGTTCATAGAGTGATTTTTCAGTAACAATGGGTGGGTGTTCTGATGTATCAGCTTTACTTGGTGGTGCAGCATGCTGATCAGGTTTATATGAAGTGATAACCTTATATAAGTAGTTATGGTTTTGGAGAGGCGTATCCAATTCACCACGATCACGACGTTCAAGCATGATATTGATAGCCCATACCCAAGCTGATACAGGTGCAGGAAAAGTTTGGCGATTGAATTGAATCTGCTTAGATTGAATCTGAGGCGTGACTTCGTTCAATAGATTCAAAGCGCGTTCAAATTTCAAAGCACGGTTTTGAGAACGAAAAAGACCCAAATAATTAATTAGTGGTGTACCGAGCTTGCCGTGCAACTTGACAGCAGCCGCAAATGCCTTTGATGCTTCGCTAAAAGCAAGTAAGGTATCAAGACTGTTAGTACTTCCGCAGGTTGGGCAATTAGTTTTCATAGCGTGTATCACCTGTTGCAGTCATCAAAGCATGTGCATGCGCCTTCCATTCAGCTTCAAGTTCACTATTTGCACCAAACTCACGGATATTGTCATGAACATGATCAATTGTTTTTTCAGCGCAAAATTGAGCAGAAGCTTTGGGTACAAGCACATAATCACCACCAACTAATTTGTCTAAATCCTTGGCAAACTGAGCGCGTTTTTCTTGTGTCGTCATGGCTTTATCCTCTGTAATTTCTGCGTTGAGATTCAAAGCAGGTTTGACATTCTGTGCAGCGTGTTACGCCGCCAATCTTGCGACGTTGTTCTGGAATTTCGACGCTGCAGTCCTCGCACTCAAAATAGCTATGCGCTGTAAACTGAGCGCGGTTTGCAAGCGACTGTTGTCGTTGTTCTTCGCTGAGTTGTTCAGCAATATCTGCAAAATCAGCCATGACAGCCTCCAATTGAGCTGATCAAAATTGCTGCTGCAAAGATCAGCCAAAAATTTAAAATAAGTACATTTCTAAGGGTCATGGCTCACACCTCCATAACCAAGTCACCAGTCACCACGGGTACACCTAGATCGGCAGCAACATTGAGTGCACCTGTTAGAAGATTGCCAACGGCAAGTGGGTATAAAAGACTTTCGTTTTGTTGTTTGCTGCGTCCAACATTCCGAGTGAGCTTGGTACAAATCGCATCTAAGCCTGATTGGTCAATAAACTCTTCAAGCTTGCGGCCTGCGGCTTTGCAACGATGCTGTAAATAGTCAACCAGTGTGGTTTGAGTGAATGGTTCAAGCGTGATAATTTCACAGCGTTGGACTACTTCACGAACTTCCTGATTATTCTCGGCAAGTTTATTTTTAAGCTCGTCCTGACCAATCAAGATGACGCTTAATAAAGGTGTAAAACCGTTCTCAAGTTCCAAGAAACGCTTTAGGTGTTTAAGCGTTGGAATGGGTAGACTGTGCGCTTCTTCAATGATGATGACGTGATGATGTCCAGCACGACTCGACTCTTTAAGCAAGTTATGGATTTGGCGAAAGCGTGCTTCGGGTGAGCGTTTAGCATTGGTATTTGGTGCAAGCGCTGCCAGAATCGCTTCGGCAATATGTGCAGCCTTTAGGGTTTTGCCTTTAATGTCATTATCTTCAGCAGCTAAAACATAAGGCTCAATGACGATGGTGGATTCACGCTCACGTTCGATACGATCTATAGATTCTCGGCGTAAAGTTGATTTGCCTGCACCTGATTGACCCACAACAGCAATAAAGGAAGAATTTCCTTTAATGGCTTGCCACATGGCTTCACGAACATAATTGATGTCGCTGTTATTAAATAATTCCCCTGAGCTACGAATAGATTCGGTAAAAATATTCTTAAATAGCTTGAATTGTCTTTTTGCATCTGTTGTTAGGGTTTGTTTGCGTAGTAACATAAGTTGCTCTTCCTCGGATGGGGCAGTTGCTGGTTGCATGTTTGGTTCTTGGTCGTTTCGAGCATGCAATTCAGCTTCTAATGCCTGTTGAATTTGATCTGCTGCAATTCCTTTTTGCTGTAAAAGCTCAATGAACTTTGACTGAAATTGATCAGGGTTCTTTTATGGTCGTTGACCATGATTGACATATAAGTTGACTGTTGCGGTACTGACTCCTAGTGGTTTGCAGAGTGAGCTTTGCGCCACGTTGTGTTGTTTCAATAGTTGTTTTAATGCGCTCATGAATTACTCTCCGACCACTTTAAGTTTGGTTCTGCTGAGGCCTGCGTTAATACGCTCCACCCAAAAAGGAATATCTTCTTGTGGCACATTGCCGTCTTGGTACGTGTTTTTAAGAATGGTCATACAGTCAGCAGTCCAGAGATCGCCGACATGACCACGTATAGCCTTTGCTGCCTGAATCAGGTTGAGTGGTGCAACTTGGCGACGTTGTTGTGGCGTGGTTACCTGTTCGCCAGCGCGATTGATATAGGTTGGAACTGTGGCTGATTGGATATCTGCCATTGGGTTTAATTGACCGTTGTAGGCTGGCTTTTTCTTGGCAATCGCTTTGTCGACTTGTTCTAAGGTCTCTGCGTCATAAGCCTTTTTGATGATCCGTTTACGGTTCTCATCAATCTTGCTCTGAGGCATTGCCTTGATTTCTTCGCCAATCACTGCGGCTGTTTCTCTAAAGCCGACCCAGTCAGTCTGCATAGGATCACAGGTATAAATGACGTCATTGCCATGTTCATCCTGTGTTATGACATCAATGGCTGGCGCACGGTATGGATTGACCACAATCATGATTTTGGCTTTAGGGTAAATACCGTGTACATGACGAACGTCATAATCATGTTGACCGTAGCCTTTAATTGAATGGCTGACCGTTAAGTTACCTGTCACGGTCTTACTTTCTGGCATGGTGCTGACTAGTTCTCTGCACAATTCAAGTGGTGGAGCAATGCGTAACTGTTCTGGCTTAATAGTTTGCCAAACTGCATTTCTTGAACGTTTAGTACGACTGTGTATCTTGGTTTCATTCCAATATGTGCGCCATTGTTTGGCTGACTCATTGAGTTGCTCAATACTGCTAATTGTCATGAAGCGCAAGCGCCCTTCAAATTGTGTCTCTACAATATTGTTGCCATTTTCGACCTGACCTTTAGCCTGTGAATTTCCTGTGGCATGTGGAATGAAAGTCACATCTAAACGTTGCAGTAAATTTTTAAATAAACCGCTAGTGTTGGCACACCCTTTATCTGCATATAAGATGTTAGGCACACCATGCATAGGCTCTTGGGCAGATCGCTTAATAATCCCGTTTAAGAAAATTTGAATCAGATTTTCAGAACTTTCACTGCCAGTGACATATTCAACATAAATTGAGCCACTAAAATGATCCGTCATGACAAAACGAATCACGCGGTAATTTTCGATTTTTTTCACATTGGCAGGTTTGTTCTTGTAAAACTTTTTCTCATCCATCACCTGCATCCCACCTTTGGGGAGGTAAAACAATACACAGACTGATGCATCGACTTGCCAGACGTGGTTTGGATGCAATGACTTTTGTTGGGTGTGCGCAGATGGTTGAGCCAATTGTTTAGGGTGGCACATCTGTTGCTTCATCACTCGTGCAATAGTTGCTGCTGATACATCAGGTGCTTTACCGTCTGCGATCAGCATGTCTAACGCAGTGGTAATTGGCAGGGTTTTCTTACCGTTGGCACGGGTTGCAACATGCACCATACCGCCGATCATTTCAGCCACATCAGTCGGAACGACGGTTTTACCTTTATCAGAACGCGGTTTACGATCTGACTTAAAACCTACTGTTTCTAGCTCGCGATAAAGTTGTGGACGACTGATCTGTAAGGTTTCACATGCGGTTTTAATGATGTCAGCTTTCTCACCAAACTTAGCTGCCCCAAGTTTGGCTGCAATCTCACGGAGATAATCCTGTTTTGCTAAGTTTGGAGTCGTCATGATTAAGACTCCAGTTCTGCGTTGGTTTCAATGAACTCTGGTGATGTTGCGGCGGTCATCCAGCTAGGTGTCACCATGTTTTCAAAATCAATTTGAATACCTAGCTCGACACTTGTTTGCGCAATTTGCTGGAATGCTGCTACAACAGATGATTCAAGCTTGTCCTGTATGTCGTAAAGACCATGTTCATTGATAGCATCAAGTAATGAATTGATGTTATTGGTAAAACGCACAACATCGTTATGCATGGTATGACAGGCTGCATCTAGCTCTTGCAAAGCTTTTTTAGACAATTCCTGTTGTTCATTTTCGGCACGCTTTTTGATTGCTACAGGACTTTTTAGCTTGCTATTCTCTTCTAGTAACTCGTTGTTACGTCTATCCTTGGAGTGAATAATCTGTTCTTTGGCTTCAAGGCTTGATTTTGCTTCACGTAATGCTTGTTTAAGCTCACGTACAGACATAGTTTCAATACTATCTAGATTAACATCTCCAATGCTGCCGCCTTGTTCAATAACATCTAGATCGTCATCATCAAGTACAACCAACTCTAAAAGTTTTGTTTGAGTTTTAGCGACATTCAAAACGGAACTCGAATTCCGATTTGAAAATTTAAGAACCGCAGACATGAATTTTCTAGCCATACGAGAACTAAAACCTAGAATCTCTATGCGCTTTTCAAACTCACCATGAGGTGTCATTTCTTTCATGATAAGTAAACGTTTTCCCAATTCCATGCAGGCTTCAACAGTACGTTGCTGGTAAAAACGAATTTCATCCTCGATAGCACCAAGAGTTAATGCGCCTTCATATCCAAGGGAAACAGCTAGGTTGCCAAGTTTTTGAGCATGATCAGAAACAGCTAAATCTTGTGAATGTTCTAAATCCATGGTGATTCCTTAGTAAATATTGATACTGCTGCGTTGCTCAACTTCGGCAATGCGTTGTTTTGCTCGTTCGATTTCGCGGTCATGTGCCTTTGCGATCTGAACTAATGTTGTGCCAATGGTGTAAAGGCCGTTTGGTTCTTGTTTTGCAAAGCCTTCATCGATCAGGGTTTGTAAAGCGCGGTGTACTTGTGAAGCTGGTTCACCCAGGCTTTCTGAAAGCTCCTTGATGCTTACACCTGACAAGCTATGTCCGCGTAGTGCCTTAATAACCCGTAAAACTTTGCCCGCAGATTTGACTGTGCTCATTTAAAAATCTCCTTATTGGTATATATGGAGAGTTCCTTGCGTAGGATTTCGTTGTCTTGTTCAGCCATGTACCAACCAAAAAAACTAAATACCGTTAGTGCTAAAAAGATGTATGCAAATATCGAAGTATCGTTTTTCATGATTTTTCTCCCTGTTTTTGTTATGCAAAGTTAGGGTAAATTGTGCTATTTTTAGCGTTATGAGCTGGCTTAGCTTTCATTCCAAGAGCAACAGCGATTAAAAACCCTTTACCTTTGGTGGCTTTGTTATAGCCATTGATAACTCGGTAAACCTCGCTTGGATCAAAACCATTACGAACTGACCAAGCGTGAATCGTGTCGCCACAAGCAATAAAGTCCTGCTTTACTTGCTCTCCTGTTTTGAGTGATTGCATGGTGTTTTCCTTGCGGTTCATGTGGTGATTGTTTTGGTTAATTAGGTGAATAATTTCACCTGTTAAAAAGACAATAGAACATATATGTTCTATTTTCAATACGGATTTACCCCTAAATGTTACATTTATGTTCTGATAGATTAAAAAATGAGCGAAAAAAATTAAAGCTAACTCAACAGAAATTAGCTCTATTACTTGATGTTAGTGATATGACGATTAAGCGTTGGGAGACTGGTGTTACGGCTATACCAAGTGACAAATTAATACTTATGAAAAATCTTGGTTTTGATATTTCTTACGTGTTATTTGGTGAAATAGAACAAACATACTCACATGAAGAAGAACTACTTATTATTAAATATCGTCAAGCTGCTACAGAGGTTAAAGATAAGATACTCGCTACATTATTTAGGCTAGAAAGAGAAACGTCAGGCGATGTCGTAAATCAGGGGGCAAACTCTGGAAAAGGCACGCAAAATAATGCAAAAATTCAAACCATAAATAATGCTCCTTCTACAACTAATCAAACCAAAATAAAAATTGGTAAACAGCGTGGCGACGTTGTAAATGGAGATAAAAACGTAACTAGGTGAATTAGGAGGTTGTATGAACGAGATCCAAGAGATTAAAAAAATTAAAATTAATAAACTTGATGGGGATTTTATATCTGGTGATAAAAATATTTATTACCCAGAACGTCAAACGCTTTATGATTTAAGTGATCATGAATTATTCCATGAGCGTAGTTTTTGTAAGGGTAGAATTTCTGAACTTTATCTTAAACGAGTAGTGCCTTTTGCATGGTTTTTGTTGGGTTCTGCTGCGACTCTATATTTTATGTTTATTCTTATTTTACCTAATCTTTTTGGTAATTTAAGACCTACTGATTGGGCAATAGTGATAATGATGATGTTTGTAGGTTGTGTAATACCTACGTTGTGGATTCTCTGGATTAGATATAATGATGATGAATTGTTGAGAGATTATAAGTACAATTTTAAAGAAGCAACCAAGATATTAAGAAAACGGGGAAAACTATGATTCTTGATAAAACATTACCATTATTAATTGCATTATTTTTGTTATCAGGATGTGCAAAGCAAAATACATCAAATACTCATGATGTAGAAACTAAAGAACAAGAAACTAAGATTGAAGAAAAACATTCAGAAGAATCTCAGAGTTCTATGCAACAAGCTTTCAATGGTTCTAATTCAAGTAAAACCTTATCTGATGCGATTGAAAATGCTAAACCTAGAATGACAGATGAGTTTGATGCATTTCCTGCCGCAGCTGGTGTTTTAGCATATTGGATGCAAAGTAATGCAACCAAAATTGGTGATATTAAAGATTTAGAATCAACTAAGCGTGGAAGAATTCTTAAAGATTCTTATAATGAACGTGGCAAACGTCTTTGTGTCAGCGGTAATGTAGTTGAAATTCAAGTAGATCGTTCGGGAGGTTTTCCAGCCTATCATGCTGGAATTATGAATAACAATGGAGATGTTACTCGTGTTTTAGCTGTTGGTTCTACAGGTGATTTGGTAGCAGATTCCAATGCAACATTTTGTGGAATTGTAATTGGTAAAGTAGGATTTACCAATGCTATGGGTGGAACAACAAGTGCTCCTTATTTGGTAGGAATGTTTGATTTACCAGAAAATCATTAATTAAACGGAACCACTTCCGTCTGACCTAAAAATCATATTAATTGCACCATGACCTCATTATTTAATGAGGTTTTTTATTGTGTCTCAAGACTTCCAAGAAGCTCTAAAACGAGTATTAAAACATGAAGGCGGTTATGTAAATCATCCGTCTGATCCTGGTGGGGAAACGAATTACGGCATCACCAAAAATACTGCAAAACAGTTCGGTTATAACGGTTCAATGAAAAACATTCCAATGGCTATAGTAGAGAAAATCTATAAACAGCAATATTGGGATGCTATGAGTTGTGACAGTTTTGAATTTGCAATTGCATTTCATATGTTTGACGCAGCAGTAAATCATGGCTTACTCAATGCGCGAAAAATTATACAGCGTGCAGTTGGCGTAAAGGACGATGGTGTTATTGGCTCAGTCAGTCTTGCCGCTATTCGTAAGATGCCACAATGTTTATTTGTTTATTCATTTCATGCTGAACGCATTCAGTTTTATACAAAGATTTCAACATTCAATACGTTTGGCAAAGGCTGGATGAATCGAATGGTGGATAACCTTCGCTATGCTGTGGAGGATTTTTCATGAAAAAAACACAGCATAAACTTCCACGCAATTTTGTTCAGTCACCGCGGATTGATCCAGTTATTCATGCTCAACTCAATTCTAAAGTTGATGAGCTAACTTTACAGGTGGCTCAGCTCGCAAAAGAAAAAACAGATCAGGCCAAACGCCATCAAGCTCGTGTGACTGAACTTAAAGACAAAATAGAGCAACAGGCACAGCAGCTCGTGCCTATGCTCGGTGTCTCCAGTTATGTAGAAAATCATGGTTGGCTCGTGCGGAATTGGCAGACATTCTGGAAGTGGTTGTCTACTTGGGCATTTGCAGCAATCGGATACGTGTCTTTTTATGGTGTACCACAGGAAATTTTAGTTCTTGTACCAGAGGCAAACCAATCTACAGTCACTGGAGTATTGGCACTGATTGGTTTTATTGGCCGTTTCATTAATCAGAGTAAACCAAAGCCGTTGCCTTTAGTAAAAGGAGATGCTGATGTTTGATTTTCTGAAGCTTGGCTTTGCTGAGGTGCAATGGATTGTGGTGACTGCTTTAGGTATTTATGCATGGATTATCCAGAAGCACAGTGCTTCAGCAAAAGAAATGCTTGATCTACATCTACGTGTTATTGCCCTTGAAAACTCAATGAAAGATATGCCCACGCGTGTCGATATTTCAAACCTACAGGGTCAACTTAATACGGTCAATTCTCAGCTCGGCGGTGTCGAGAAAGGAGTTAAGCGTATTGAGGATTATCTTTTAAACAATAATAAGTGAGGTCGTATGAGCTTTGAAAATCATTTAAAAGAAGAAATGCGACTTGTACTGTTGCGACTTTTAAACGAGCTGCCTAGCTATCGTGGGAACAGTTCCACATTGCATAGTGGACTAAATCATTGGGGACTTAGCTTTACCCGTGATCAAGTAAAAACTGAACTGTACTGGCTTAAAGAGCAAGGCTGTATTGACATTGAAATGGACAATCCTGCTGTATTGGTCGTGCGTTTAACTGAGCGTGGTCAGGACTATGTTGAAGGCCGTGCGCGTATTCATGGCATTAAGCGTCCATCTGCATAGGTGAAATATGGCGAAGTCTTTTATGCATAAGCTCTCTGATGAACAGCGCGCATTTATTGAAAAGATGTTGCGTGAAGATCGGCTCACACTCAACGAAATGATGGATGAAATTCGTGCCCAATTTCCAGTGGACTGTATTCCGAGTCGCTCGGCTTTAGGTCGCGAGAAAAAAGGCTGGGCTGAAGAAGCCAAGGCTATGCGTGAATTCGCTGCTGCATCTGAAGTTCTAGTTAAAGAGTTTGGTGAAGATCCTGACGATAAAGGCGGCATGTTGCTCGCTCAGGCTGTGCAAGCGATTGTGACCAAAAAAGCGTTAGATGAGCTAACCAATACTGGAGATGATCCAGAAAAACCGAAAATGGATATTGATGCTGTAGGTGCTTTGGCCCGTGCTGCACGTGCAGCCATGATGACCAAAGAAAAAGCTGTAGATAACCGTCAGGAAATTCGCCGATTGGCTCGTGAAGAGTTGCTCAAAGAACAAGACGAAAATCTTAAAAAAGCGGCAGCGTCTCAAGGCATGGGCGCAGAGCAACTTCAATTCTGGCGTGAAAAAGTACTGGGTATCAAATAATGATGAATGCACCAAAGCCACGGCAAGATACAGTACGAATTATTGACTGGGATGACCTTCCAGAACGGGCACGGAATTTACCCAACAACTTAAATCCTTTCGAGGAAGGTGTTTTGATGAAACACCAAATTGAATGGCTAAAAATTAAGACAGATATTAAAGCATGTCCTAAAGGTCGTCGTACTGGTATCACCTTTGCCGAGAGTTTTGATGCTGTTTTTACCGCAGCCGCAAGTAAAGAAGCTGGCGGTATGAGTGTTTATTATATTGGGGATACCAAGGAAAAAGGTCTGGAGTTTATTGGTTATTGTGCCAAGTTTTCTCGTGTGATTGCAGAGGCACAAGGTCAAGGTATTTCTCAGATTGAAGAATTTCTTTTTGAGGATCAAAACGACAAAGGCGAAACCCGTCAGATTACCGCCTACCGTGTACGTTATTCGAGTGGTTTTCAAATTGTGGCTTTGTCCAGCCGTCCTGAAAATATCCGTGGTCTACAAGGTAAAGTCATTATTGATGAGGCTGCTTTCCATCCCAACGTCCAAGGCGTGATTGAAGCTGCAACAGCGCTCTTGATTTGGGGTGGTCGAATCTCAATCATCAGCTCGCACAATGGAAAAAACAATCCGTTCAATCAGTTTGTTAAAGATATTGAAAATGGTGTTTTTGGTGAAGATGCAAAAGTGCATGTGGTCACTTTTGATGATGCTGTTGCTAATGGCTTGTATGAGCGTGTTTGCTTTATGCAAGGCAAGGCTCCTACGCTTGAGGGTAAAGAGAAATGGTATAAAAAGATTCGTAAAGCATACGGTAGCCGTAAGGCCGCTATGCGCGAAGAGCTGGATGCCATTCCAAGAGATGGATCGTCCGTATGCTTGCCACAGCTCTGGGTTGAGCGTGCTATGCCAGAAGTGCGTACAGTGCTGCGTCTGGCATTAGGTGATGATTTTACTGAACTAACGCCAGATGAACGTGATGCCTATATCGATGACTGGATTGAACGTTATTTAGAACCAGAACTTCAGAAGCTGGATAAACGTTTTCAGCACTGTGCTGGACAAGACTATGCACGGCATCGTGACTTTAGTTTTATCTTGCCTTTTTATATTGCACAGGACTTAAGACGTATTGCTCCCTTTGCTATTGAGATGCATCGAGTACCATCTCGGTTACAACAAAAAATACTCTGGTACATGCTGGATCGGCTGCCACGCTTTGGTGGTATTGCTATGGATGCGACTGGTAATGGTGAAACGCTGGCCGAGAACACTGCTGAAAAATATGGCGAACATATGGTGCATCAAATTAAGTTGAGCCGTGCTTGGTATGGCCTCTGGACGCCTAAGTTGGTCACAGCATTTGAAGAAGACATGATTGACTTACCGCGTGATGCTGATCTTAAAAATGATTGCTCTGCGATTGAGGAAGTCGACGGGATTTATATGGTATCAAAAGTGCGTGCCAAGGATTTGAAAGAACCAGAGCTATATCGACATGGTGACGGTGCTGTTGCCATGATTCTAGGTTGGTTTGCTAGTCTGCACTTATCATCCGCAATTGAGTTTATTCCACTTCCATCCAAAGAAGATATGGAAGTGAATGCGGATGATTGGGTTAGCGATGTTGGGTGTTATTAAATCTGGAATGTAATAGCACTACTCAGGTAAGGATTTTTATGACCAATTATTCCATTTAATTCAAATTGCTCAATGGTGAGTGAGGCTATTATTCTTACAGCATCTATTTCATAGGAACAGTCAGCATCACTATCGGTTCCTATCAATCTTATGTAACAGAGGCTAGCTTTAGAGTCATAGAAAAGCTCATCGACCCACTCAGTCATTCCAATCTTATTAAGATATTTACAAAACTTGAGCATTTCATAAAGTTCACTATCGTCGTTGTATCGGCTCCAGATATTGATTCCGAAGATTGTCTCAAATTCTCCTTCTCTTATTTCATTTTTAATTTCTGGAGTATGTCTATTTACAAGAGCATTCATGGAACGCCTTCCCCCTGATTGAGTAATTATTAAAAAGTCATAATCAAAAACGAGGTGACGATTCTTGTTAGAGCAAGAACCGCCCCCTTTGGTATTAGTGCTACCGCAGACAAAGCCTCGTTACCCTGTACAGAGTCATTCGAGGTTATCAAATTTAGAATTGTTTTGCAGTAGGTGAAATCGTGAAAGTCAGTCCTATAGTTCCTTGGATGGGTGGTAAACGTCGTCTGGTGTCGCAATTGATTGAAAAGATGCCTGAACATCAATGTTATGTTGAACTTTTTGCTGGTGGTGCAGCATTATTTTTCATGCGTAATCAACCTTCCAAGGTGGAGGTGATCAATGATCTAAATGGTGAACTGGTCAATTTATATCGGGTTGTACAACATCATTTAGAAGAGTTTGTGCGTCAATTTAAGTGGGCGCTTGTTAGCCGCCAGATGTTTGAGTGGCTAAAATCTGCAAGTATAGAGTTGATGACGGATATACAACGTGCAGCTCGTTTCTATTATTTGCAGCATACAGCGTTCGGTGCAAAAGTTTCAGGCCAAACTTTTGGAACTGCCACAACTGCTAGACCAGTTAATTTACTTCGTATTGAAGAGCAGCTGAGCGAAGCGCATTTACGGTTGTCAGGTGTAACAGTTGAGCATTTAAGTTGGGATGCTTGTTTTAAAAAGTATGATCGTCCACATAGCTTTATGTACGCTGATCCGCCTTACTGGAAGCTGACGGGTTACGGTATGGACTTTGGTCTTGATCAATATCAGAAGATGGCTGAGTTAATGAAAAGCTGTCAAAGCAAAGTCATGCTATCGATCAATGATCATGAAGACATGCGAACAGTATTTGCTGGGTTAAAGATTGATACAACCAAAATTAAATATTCAGTTGGTAATTCTGGTGCAGGTCGTGAGTTAAAACATGAACTCATCATTACCAATTACTGATTTGATGGATTTATAGATTTATAAATCTTTATAAATGCATTTTTAGCCGCTTTTAAGAGTTTTAACATAAATGATGTGTTCTTTCTTTTAAAAGCGCTTAAATCGCAATTGAGCGTGAATATTAATTTTCTATAAAAATATGAAATTCTCAGGAACTACTTCCGTCTGACTTAAAACAGCCTTAGCACTTATGGTGATGCCAATCCATTTAATTTTTTGTTTGCATCATCATGGCTAAAAAAGACCGTAAATCAAAACAGGATCGTGCTGCACTTGAAGCGCAACAAACTGCTGAGGTGAGCTGGTTATCACATCAATGGCAGGAACATCCTGTGCTTGGCCTCACACCACAAAAGCTACACCAATTACTCACCAATGCTGAGCAAGGCAATCTTCAGGCTCAGGCTGATCTGTTTTGTGATATTGAAGAGCGTGACGGTCACGTCTTTAGCGAGATGGATAAACGTAAAAAAGGCGTCAACGGTCTGGCATGGAATGTCACACCACCGAAGAACGCCAGCGCACAAGAAAAAAAGATTGCTGAAGAAGTTCAGGAATGGATTGACGATATCAAGAATTTTGAAATGTTTTTGTTTAATGCAATGGATGCGGTTGGACATGGTTATTCGTGCCAGCAGATCCATTGGCAACAACTTGGTCATTTGTGGCTGCCTGCCAAGTTTGAGCATGTTATCCCGCGTAATTTCATGACCCCTTATGGTGAGCCAAACTGTTTGCGCTTAAATGATGGTTCTGTGGAAGGTGCTGAATTTTGGGATTTCGGCTGGTTCAATCACTTGCATCAAGCAAAATCGGGTTATATCAGCCGCGCAGGTTTATACCGTGTCCTTTCATGGCCATTTTTATTTAAGAATTACAGTGTCCGTGATGTCATGGAGTTTTTGGAAATATATGGCCTGCCGATTCGTATTGGTAAATACCCGAGTGGTGCAACCAATGAGGAAAAGATGACGCTGCAACGAGCAGTCATGATGATTGGCCGAAACGCTGGCGGTATTATTCCACAAGGTATGGCGATTGATTTTGAAAGTGCGGCAGATGGTGATACCAGTAATCACATGAACATGATCAAGTATCTGGAGCAGATTCAGTCGAAAGTCATTGTTGGTGGTACGCTCATTTCTCAAGCTGACGGTAAAAGCAGTACCAATGCTCAGTCTAAAACACATGAAATTCAATTTCAGACGCTGATTAAATCAGACGCAAAACAGCTTGCACGTTCAATCAGTGACAATCTGATCGACTACATGATGCGGCTCAATTATCCCAATATTGAGAAGGATCGCTATCCAGAATTTCATTTTGATACTTCCGATACGGAAGATATGGGCGTCTTTAGTGATTCTCTGGATAAGCTCGTTCGTGTGGGTATGCAAATCCCCGTAAGTTGGGCGCATGAGAAACTGGGTATTCCACAGCCTGCTGATGATAAAGAGCAGATTTTAAAAGTTCAGCCAGAAACTGCTCAGGTGCCAAATTTGGCAATGAATACATTTCAGCCGCACTTGCTTGGTAATTTAGTTGCTGCTAATTCGGCCCAGCTTCCGATTGAAGAGCAAGCCATGCAATTGCTACTCAATCAACAAATTCAAACTTCACAATCGACAGTTGAAGCCTGGACAAGTGATCTGCTGGCAAAGCTTCAAGCTGGTCAAAATGAAGATGATATTTTGGCGATTCTTCAGGATGCTTACCCAAATGATGATGAGCCAGCACTGCAAGAAAAGCTGACCCGTCTGATCTTTGCGACTGAAGTACTGGGACGTTTAAGTGTTGAGTCGGAGTCTAATTGATGCCTACTGCACAGCGCCCTGAATTGAATGCCTTATTCAACTTGCCCCCCAATGATGCGATTGATTATTTGAAGTCGAAAGGTTTTAAAATCGGCTGGGATTGGCATGAGACTTTAGACGATGCGCATAGTCGTGCGTTTACAGTAGCTAAAGTGGCTCGGATAGATTTGCTCTCTGATATCCGTAAATCTTTAATTACGGCAATGGAACAAGGCCAAACACTGGAGCAATGGAAAGCCAGTATTACCCCGACACTTCAGGATAAGGGTTGGTGGGGTAAAAAAATAGTCACAAACCCTGAAGGCCGTGAACAGGAAGTTCAACTGGGTAGTCCACGTCGTTTACGTACTATTTACGACACCAATATGCAGTCAGCTTTTGCGGCAGGCCGTTATAAAGCCATGCTTGCAGCAAGTGAAACACGCCCATACTGGGAATGGCGACACATTACGATTAGAAACCCGCGCAAGCAACACGTGGCATTGAACGGTTGTATTTTCCGTTATGACGATCCGTTCTGGAATGTTGCCTACCCACCATCTGAGTGGGGTTGCAAATGTCGCATTGTTGCCCGATCTGCGCGTGAAGTTGGTGAAAAAGAAGTACTGGACAGTGATGGATATGCAACTGAGATTACGGAGGTAGTCGGTAAAGATCGTGCAACGGGTATGAATGTGGTTGTTAAGCGAACTCAATTTCGCATTCCAACACAGTCGGGAACGCTGACATTTGCACCCGCAGCAGGTTTTAATGGTTCACCAGCAACCAGTTATTTACTTGATAAAGTGCTGACAGAACGTGCTACAGCGCTCATGGGGAATGTGAAAGGTTTGCAGCAAGTACAGCAGATGTTGCTCTCTGAGCCACGTTTAAAAGCGCATGAGTCTTTTGTCCGTAATGCCTTGAGCTTTGGAAAACCGCAAAATCGCACTAGTACTGTGGGTGTATTACATATTGATGAAATTCAGTTTTTGTCTGGTAAAAATAAACTGATTGAAAGTCCGATTATGACAGTCAGTGATCATTTACTTGTCGGTAAGAAAGCTGAACGTCATAGCAAGGCTGGTAATGCTTTAAACACGGATGAATGGATTCAATTGTCTAAATTGATTGCTCAGGCCGAGCAAGTGGTCTGGGATGTAAAAAATGACAGCATATTATATATTCTGCCTGCGCTGGCCAAGACCAATGAAAGTGAAGTGATCAAGCTATCGATTAGAGAAGCTGGCGTGATGGAGATTGTGAGTATTTTTAAAGTGAAACAACAGGATATTGCGGCGGGATTAAAGTCGAATCTGTACGAGAAAATCAGATAAAGGTGGCGGCTGACTTGCACAGCATAATACCAATGTTTTGCAACACTCGTAACCTTTCTATTAGGAAACTACCACCCTTGAGGTTAGTATAAATTATGAGCGCAATTCAAATCAATAATACGGCTCTGATTGATCGATTGGAGCAAGTGGCAAAACGATTAACTGATACAACGCCTTTGGCTGCTGCGATTGCTTTAAGCCTAGACACGGTTACCCAGGATAATTTTGATAGTGGCGGACGTCCAACCTGGGCGGGCTTAAAAGCTGGCGGTGCATCGCGGTTATACAAGTCAGGTAATTTACGTCGTAGTATTACCACTGCACATGGCCGTGATTTTGCAATGATTGGAACCAATGTACCTTATGCCGCGATTCACCAGCTTGGTGGTAAAACTAAGCCGCATGTGATTCGGCCAAAGAATGGCAAGGCTCTCGCTTTCAATGGCTTGGTATTTAAAAAGGTGAATCATCCAGGTTCAGACATTCCAGCGCGTGAATACTTACCGATGGATCAACGTGGATTTTTACAGCGTGAAGCTGAAGATGCAATTTTTGATGATGTAGACTACTACTGGCAAAAAAGCTTTGATTAAGAAAAATAAAAAATAAACGGAAGCACTTCCGACTGATCTAATTTTTCCCGTCTCTTTATGCTGCGAGTATGAAAAATACATTACTCGCAGCTTCGTGCTCATTCGACCTGACCGCAACATCGAACTACATGGTTTTAATTCCTGAAGGGATTTTCCGTGGCATCGATGGACGTCCTTTTGATGCACCACACTGGAATTTAACGCCAGAACGTGGACATCAAATTGCTGCGGCTTTAAATCAGCGTGAAATCGATATGGTGATCGATTATGAACATGCGACTTTAAAGTCCCAGGAGTCAGGTGAACCTGCCCCAGCTGCTGGATGGTTGAAATCAAAATCATTTACTTACATAGAGGGTGTCGGCTTATGTAGTACTCAATTTGAATGGTTGGACAAAGCAAAGAACTTTATCGAGCTAAAAGAATACAGATATCTTTCCCCGGTATTTTTATACAACAAACAAGGTGACGTACTCGCGTTACTCAACACCGCATTAACCAATACCCCCGCATTAGATCAGTTGCCCGAAGCCAAGCTTGCGGCAGCAGCACAGGAATTTTTTGCCCAAAATAATGAGGAACCTACGATGAAAGAGTTTTTAGAACTCATGCGTAAAAAGCTGGGGCTACCTGAAACAGCCACAGAACAAGAAGTAATGGTCGCAGCCAATAGTGTTTTTACCAAAATGGATGGTGCTTTCGGAACAACACTCGCAGCTGATCAGACTCTTGATGCAGCTATTGATAAGGCTGTGGAAATCAAAATGGCTGCAAATAGCCAAGCTACACCTGATCCATCGAAATTTGTACCAATGGCTGTTTACCAAGAGGCAGTGGCTCGAGCAGGTAATGCCGATGCTGTCGCTAAAGCGAAAGAGCTGGATGATTTGATTACCGCCGCATGTAGCGATGGTCGTCTGACGGGTGAATCAACCATCAACTGGATTAAGGATCAGGCAAAAACTAATCCTGAATTTGTGAAAAAACATCTTGAAGATTTGCCAAAAATTGCAGCACTGACCCAGCGTCAGACTCAGCAGACCAATTCTGGAACGCACAATAATCTAGGTGGGAATCAACAACTTTCCGCAGAAACATTGGTTGTTGGCGATTTAATGGGCGTCAATTGGAATGAGGTTAAACAAGCATGAGCAGTATTTTAAATCAGGCTGAACGCCAGACTCTACGTCGTGACTTGGGTTTATTTAGTGTACCCGTCAAAGCTGGTGCCGTGATTGTTGCTGGGTTGGCTGCCGCTGTGGATGCCACTGGCTATGCAGTACCAGTAACAGCAGCAACCGGACTGACTTATTTGGGTCGCTACGAAGACAGTGTAGATAACAGCACTGGCGGTAATGGTGATGTGTATGTGTTAGTGCGTAATTCGTGTGCTTTCCAATTTGACAACAGTACAACTGATCCAGTGACTCAAGCGTCTTTTGGCAAGCTTTGCTATTTGGCTGATGGCCAGACCGTAGCTAAAACCGCTGCAAGTAATACGCTTTCTGCCGCAGGTCGAGTGGTTGGAATTGATGAAAATGGAGTATGGGTAGAATGAACGTAAACGGTGCAGCATTAAACGCGATTTTTCAGAATCTGAATAAAATCTTCAACAATACATTTAACGATGTTCCTGTTGAATACACATCAATTGCAATGGTTGTTCCTAGCAATGGTGCATACGTGGATTATCGCTGGTTAGCCAACTTTCCACAGATGAAAGAATGGATCGGTAAAAAGCATATTTCAAAGCTTGCTGAATATGATTATGTCATTCGCAACAAAGACTTCGCGGCAACGATTGAAGTACGTCGTAATGATATTGAAGATGATCAGCTCGGGATTTACGCTCCACAAGCCCAGTCCGCAGCATGGTCAGCCAAGCAACATCCTGACGAGCTGGTTTTTGATGCGGTCAATAATGCATTTACCGCGAAATGTTATGACGGTCACCCAATGATCTCTACCAGCCATAAGGTGGGCAAGGTCAATATTAGTAACAAAGGTACTAAAAAACTTTCAATTGAAACACTGGCCAAAGCACAAGCCTCTTTCGGTGCTGCCCGTACAGCCATGCGTAAATTCAAAGATGAATCTGGTCGTCCTCTTAATGTGACACCTAACGTTCTGTTGGTTCCTGCTGCGCTTGAAGACATTGCAAATGCTTTGATGACAGTAGATCGGCTGGAAGACGGTAAGCCAAACCCATACAAAGGTACAGCCAAAGTACAGGTTTCAGCACGCTTAACAGATGACAATGCATGGTTCCTACTCGATACCACAAAACCGATTAAACCATTTGTTTACCAAGTGCGTAAAAAGCCTGTGTTTGTACAGCAAACCTCAATGGATTCACCGAATGTATTCATGGAAGGTGTTTTCTATTTTGGTGCTGAAGCACGTGGTGCATCAGGCTATGGCTTCTGGCAAACCGTTTATGGCTCTACAGGTGCGGAGGCATAAACCATGTATGTAACGGTAGATGCGATGATTGCCAAGTTTGGCGAACATGAATTGATTGAGCTGACTGATACTGTAAAGCCGTATCAGGAGGTTATTAATCAGATCAAGCTCAATGAAGCGATTGAAGCCGCAAATAGCGAAATCGATGGCTATATTGGCACTCGTTATGCACTACCGTTACAAATCGTTCCACCTTTTTTAAAGTCTGTTGGCTGTGACTTGGCTTATTACCATGCCTGCCTCGGCGATACGGTACTCAATGAGCGTGCCAAACTGCGCTATGACAATGGCATCAAGGTTTTAACCAATATTGCCAAGGGTATTTTGAATCTCGGTGGTGCGCCAGCTGGTCAATCTGAACCTGTAAAAACCTCAAGTAATAACGTCATGATGACCGTTGGCCGTCATGATTTTGGTCGTGGAGGTTGGTAATGCTCAATCTTTCAATGATCGAACAGGCAATAAAAGATGAATTGGCTGCACAAATAGACTCTGGTAAATGGGATTGGGTACGTGAAATCAAAACCTATGGTGGCGAGTTTGATGATGATATTAACGCTGTTATAAAGCGATTTCCTGCCATTTGGGTGACATTCGATGGAAGTAAAACACCTGAGAAGATCAGCTATAACAAAACCAAAATGCCGATCACTTTTGTGGTTTTAGTAGCAGATCATACTGTTCGTAATGAAGAAGCACAGCGGCACGGCACGGGTAAAAATGTCGGTACTTTTCAAATGCTGGACTACGTGCAGCGCTTACTCACTGGTAATGATCTTTCAAGTCAAAATCTAACCGGACTTGCGCCTTTGGAACTTGGACGAGTTAAAACCGTCTTTAACACCATCACACGCCGTGATTCGATTTCTGTTTTAGCTCAAGAATTTACCACTGCTTACACCATTGTTGCATCTGATCGGGATCGTGAGCGTGATGATCCTGAAACGCCAGACATGCACAGCATCAATATTAATTACTACTTCCAGCCACAAGATGACATTAAAGATGCATCCGATCTTGTGCAGTTGGATCACGATTAAGGATTTGAATTATGACGATTCAAGCTGGAATTAAAACACCGGGCGTTTATACCGACGTCAATATCAATACTCAGCGGACTGGTCTGCCTGACAATACGCAGAAAATTTTATTCATCACTCCGGATACGCCAGTCACCGCACTGACATCACCTGTCGATCTCTATACTCAAGCAGATGCAGATGCAAAATTTGGAACGAATTCCATCGCTGGCCGCATGATTAAAGCCGCAGTGAAAACCAATCGTCTTGTGAATGTCCAAGGCTATGGGATTGAGGGTTCAACTGTTGCTGGACGTGCATTGACGACTGAATCTAATGATCCTGTTACCACAGAATCAGGTACTGGCATCTCGCCATAAGGAGTGATTTATGGCTGAAGAATTGGAATTAGTTAAAATCAGTGAGTTACCTGATGCATCAAATGTAACGGCCACTGATCTTGTACCTATTGTGCAAAACGGTGTGACTAAGAAAGTTACTGCACCTATTATTCGTAAATATGTTGTTGATAGCTTGGGGTCAGCAGCAAAGGCTTCGACCACTGATTTTGAACCATCGGGTTCTGTGCTTGAAGTTGATCTTAAATCGCAAGCACGTGCTGATGAGCAGAATAAACGTATTGATCGGATTGAAGTTGCTGCATACTTGCTTAAAAACAATAAAGTATTTAAAGCATATCGAAGCAAAGCATTGATGGTTGCTGATGTTGCAAATATTCCAGCCAACAGCTTATTGCATGTCCTTAATGATTCAGCAAATAACCCTGAAACCAATGATTTTAATGGCCAGTATCATTATGATGGGAATGACTTCCTAAAATTACCAGACTACATTTTAGCTTTAGTTGATGCTAAAGATAATCTAGTTAGAGACTATGCTGATCAGAAAGCAGCTCAAGCTATTCAATCTGCTGCCTTTGATGCGCAGCTTAAAGCTGATGAAGCTTTACAAGACGCAAAGCAATATTCTGATCAAAAAATTGAAACTATCGAAAATATCATTGGTCATTTCGTAGTTGAAACAGACTCTGAAAATCTCTATGAGTGGAAAGACAACGCTGGAAATGTCGTACTTGCGCTGAATAAAAAGTGCCAGCTTGTCTCATATGATGAAGATACAAAACGCTCGATATTGCTCACAAATCAAGAAGATATCAAGGAACTACAAAAGTTCGTCGATGAACTGAATCTGAACAATATCAGCGTATTGTTAAAGCTGCTTGCGACAAGTAATTCCAGTGATTTATATACGTTTGACGATAGCGACGGAAATATTGTCCTGCGTTTAACGAAATCTGGAATGATACGCTCTGGTCAGATCGATGGGCTTCACAATGCTGTTGATGCACTTGAGTATTTGAAAAAGCTAACAAAGCAGTCAGATGACTCAAAACTGATTCGATTTGAAGATGCTGAAAAGAATCTTTTAGGCTATGTCGATAAGTTCAATAATTGGGTCTTCAACGGTGTCGATGTTTTAAATGAAATCAATGAGCTGAAGAAGTTTAAGAACAAAGCGCAAACTGTGACAGCACTCAAGCAAATCGCAGTTAAAGCCCCCGATTCTGTTGTTCAAATTTATCTGACCGATGTTGATTACTTACCGGAATCAAAAGGAACCCAAGTTTCGGCAAAAGCTGAATTACACATCGATGGTGAGACTATTGCATGCTACACAGCACTAGAGGTCCAAGGTTCAAGTAGTGCAGCTTATCCGAAAAAGAACTGGACACTGGCGCTATACAGCGACCAAAAATTAAGTAACGCTCTAAAAATGCAAATTGGCTCAGTACCAGCACATGATGAGTGGGTGTTTAAATCGAATTATGTTGATTTTTCTAATGTTCGTAATGTTGGTGCAAATAACTTTTGGGAAGCCATGGTGCAAAGTAGAAATACTCTCTACAAGCGAGAAGTCGACCAGGTTTTTCTCGGTAAATCGGGTGTAGATGCAGTGCCTACCAACGCAACAGGTCATGTCGTTGGTTATTCAGCGCTACTTTATATTAACGATAAATTCTATGGCATTGGAAATCTTTGCATTGGTAAGAAATACTTTAATTACAATTTGAATCGAAAAAAACCTAAAAATATTCAAATTGATTGGGGAATGGGGCAAGCGGATTTAACAAAGTTAAGCTCAAGTAGTGCCAGTGTGTATGAATTTAAATCTCCAAAAGCGGTCACTCAAGTGACGATTGATTGCTTGAGAGCATGGGATGTTTTTGCATCTTCAGAACAGTCATCTTTTTCTGAAAATGCATCTAAGTTTTTGAATCAAACAAATGTGATTGATTACTGGCTCTTTTCAGATCTGACATATAACTATGACGGTCTGGGTAAAAACTTTCAATTTGTGAGCTGGAATGGAACACAGTTCTACTTTATGCCATACGACTTGGATTCGACATTCGGTTCAAATTTCTCTGGAACAGGAACGATACCCGCAACAGCAGTTCTGACTAAAGATGACTTGCCATCAGCAACTGCTGATTTTTGGAATAAAGTTAAGAACACTTATGCAAATGAAATGAGAGCCAGATACAAAGAGTTGAGAGATTTAAAAATATTTGATGAGTCGTTTATCTATAACACTTGCTACGAACTTGCATCAAAGTTTCCGTACGATTTGGTTTTGCTTGAAAGAGAGAGATGGCCAGACTCACCATCTCAATATTTTTCAAGTATTTTTCAGATTGCGAATTGGACAAAACAGCGACTTATCTACTTAGATAATCTTTATCAATACAATAAATAGGAGACTAACATGTCTTGCACAGTGTTTAAATCAACAAATGCGGTTGATCAATCGGTCAATGTATTCCCGCCGAAAGGCTACATTAGCAATGTTCGAGTGCTGAAGAATGATGATGTAGATGGTGGGTATATCTTTAAATTTCGCTCAGATGTTGCTAGAACGTTTAAAGCGACTGGTGCAACACTAACATGCCCATCGAATAATGTTCTAACACCAGTCACGGAGGTGTTTTTAAACCCTGCTCAAGAAATCATAATGACTTTAGATGAAGGTCGTGATTATGCGTATTTGTCTTGGAATGATACAGCAGGAATAATGGGCTTTACGCCATCTGATGGCTCTGCTTTTTTTGGTGCATATGTCGATTACTCTTTGGGTCTTCATACAGAAAATGCAACAAGCATCGCTGGTCTTTTAATGAATGTCGGAGGCTTTAATCAGCGTGTAGATTTTTGGAATCTTTCTGAAGTCACTCAAGCAGCCGCTGTTTTTTATAATAATCGTGACTTTAATCGTGAAATAAAATGGAATGCACCAAAACTAAACAGTTTGACTGATTTTTTAAGAGGAGCATCTAAGTTTAATAAAAACATCACGATTAGGAATGCTAAACCTCTTTCAGTTGCAGGTCTTCTTGATCGAGCTATTTCTTTTAACTCGAAAATCAATATAGACACTTCCGAGTGTTCTGATTTTACTGCGATGTGCAGAGATGCAGAGAGCTTTAATCAAAGTATTTCTAATTTAGATTTTAGAAAAGCCGTTAGAATCTCAAATATGCTGGAAGGTGCTCGGTCATTTAATCAAATAATTGATTTTGGTACTTTACCGCTTCTTGAAGAAGCACAATATTTGTTTGCGAGTTCAGCTCTTAACAGCCCTGTTAAGTTTATTGCACCCAAATTATGGAATGTAAGCGGGTTGTTTTCTGGAAATGCCAAGTTTAACAGCACAATCACTGTTGATTTTAGTAGCGCAACGACGATGTCTTACTTCTTCTTTTTAGCCACGTCTTTTAACCAGCCAATATCGCATTTTAATATCAAAAATGTGCTTAATTTTGAGGGGTTTTTGACTGGTGCACCCGCATTTAATCAAGATTTATCGGCTTGGCCGGCTAAATTCAATGTGAATGCGAATATTGTTGGTGTGTCAGAAGCTCAAAATTGGTCGACAGAAAACTATGACAAATATTTGAATGCACTGTGGCTCGACGTCGGCACAACACGACAAGCGGCTTGGGCAAACGGTACAAGCCCGCGTGTTGTAAACGCTGTTGCAAAACGATCAGCAGCGAGCCAAGCTGCGGTGAGCGGCCTGATCGGTGCGGGTTGGACAATTGTCGATGGAGGGTTAGTTTAATGAGCGCTAAAACATATACAAAAGCAGATGGTCAGTACTTCAAAGTTACAAACAAAAGTTCCGGTGCAATCTTGATGTACGGTGAACTACACGAATCAAATGAATTGAATACGATTCACAACGTCGAGTTCATTTCTAAAGAGCAGTATGAAGCTGAGCGCCCGAAGCCTGAGCCGTTGTCTGAAACAAAATTAAATTTAGGATAAAAGCTATGACTCTTCAATCAACACTCGACACTATCGCCCCTCTCGGCCATACCGTCATTGCAGTATCGGCACCTCCAGCAGCAGGCGCAGACACATTGGCTTGGATCACGCACTTAAACTCGGTGAGTGATGCAATCAATCAAAAGCCAGCAATTCTGGTGATTCCATTTTCCAATATTACGGCAGCTGAGACTTTTGCAAACCAAGCTCCAGTCAAAACCAACTATCGCGTCATTTGTGTCTGCTACCATGGAGCAATTGGTGAAGAAGCTGAATTGGCTGCTGCAATGGCCGCAGCATTAGCAGACTCGGCTGATCCAGCGCTTCCGTTCAATGGCTATAACTTGGAAGGTATTACACCTGTCGATCCACAATACGAGCTTCAATTTGAGCGCATCGAAGCGGCTTTAAATAAAGGCGTTGCAATGATTCAGACTGGTGCGGATGGTAAACCTGAAATTGTGCGTGCCATTTCAACATTTCGTGTCAATCCGGATTCAGGCGAAGATGATGATTTAATGTTAGATATTAATGGTGCATTAATCACCGATTACACACGTAAAGTGGTACGCGCTGATTTGAATAAAAAGCGTCGTCGTAAAAATACCGCACCTGAACGTCGTAATGTTCGCTCTATTGTTGCCACTCGCTTACTTCAGCTTGAAAAAGCTGAAATTCTAGAGAACGTCAAAGACTCATTGGATCAGTTGATTGTGACTCAAGATGAAAATGACAAATATCGCTGTAATGTTGAAATCCCGACATATTGGGTGCGCGGTATGCATGTAGTAGCGACGACACTCAATGTTTATTAAATTAAGTGGAACTAGTTCCTTCTGACCTAAAACCTCAATTTATTAAAAAATACCTTCTATCACAGAGGGTATTTTTTTATGGGCTGGAAAGACGATTTATATGATGCAAGCTTTCGTGGCGTGATGTTTGAAGTCGCGGCTACAGTAGATTCATATACAAAATCTATAGCTCAACATCAAGCACCATATTCTGATGATGCTGATATTGAAGATATGGGGCTCGAGCCTCGTCAGATATCCGTTGAAGCCATGTATTCGGGGGAAGACTATCTGGTGTGGACGAATGCCTTAGAAGCAGCTTTGGCAGCCACAGGTTCAGGTGAACTGATCCATCCAGTCTACGGCATTCTGGAAGTTCAGGTTGTGAGTTGGGAAGTCAATCACAATACCGAAAATGTCGATTTTTGCAGTATTTCAATCAAATTTATCAAGGCTAAAGCTGAACAGCGCGAATTATTTATTCCCGTTGCGACTGTTGAGCAAATTGATACTTCCCTGGCAGTTGGTGCTCCAGCAGGTGCACTCTCTAAAGAACTGGAGCAGCTTCAGCGTACAGATCCTAATGCTTATTTTCATCGCATGGCTCAAATTAGAACGGGATTACAAAAAGCGTATCAGATCATCAATGGCGTGAAAAAAACCGTCGATAATATTTTGTCACCTGCTGATTGGGCGTATGGCCTAATCAATGATGTTGCGCGACTTGTGACCTTTGATGTCACCGATATTTCAGCAATTTCTAAATGGCGAAGCCTTAGCAAACGTATCGATAAACTCTCAGGTGTATTTAGCGATGAAGATGACAGTACATCAACTTTAGCTCAGTTGTGGCGTGCAACCACCACTAGCTCGCATGTTGCTGTGTCACAGGAAATTGTGAGCCAAACGCGTTCCGAGTTATCAAAAACTAATAATCAATCTAGCAATGAATCCAGTATGACACCAACTGAGTTGGCTTTGATTCGTCAAAAGGTACGCGAAGAAATTCAAACGACTATTCGTACAGAACGTGCTGTGACTGAAGAAAACCTACCAACGTCTACGCAGGTTGCAATCTTTAAGCAATATGCAGATCAAGTACATCAACAAATTCAGGCACTGATTGAAACACGTCCACCGCTAACCACGACAGTGATTACACAACCTTGCACGGTACATTTGATTGCTCATCAACTTTATGGCGATTTTACCCGGAGTGCCGAGATTTTACGCTTAAACCCAACGCTTGAGAATCCTGCTGCGCTTCGCACAGGTCAGGAGTTAACTGTTTATGCTCGATAAGAACGAAGATAAGCGAAGCATTGCTTCGCCTGAGTGCAAGGAGGCAATCTGTGATTGACTCGAATAGTAAGAAAATCAGACTGGTCGTAGCAGGTATTGAATGCTCAACATGGTCTGATGCCAGTATTGATTCCGCAATTGATGTACCCGCAGACGAATGGAATTTAATGATCTGGAACCCTGCAATGGGTCATCTTGACCCAAAGGTCAAGGCTGGCGCTCAGATGCAGATTTTTTATGACTCAGAGCTGGTACTGACAGGAATTGTCGATAATTTAAAAGAAGCTGTTGGACGTTCTGGCCGTGCAATTCAGCTTTCTGGCCGCGATCTGGCAGGCCAGCTTATCAATTGTTCAGTGCCCATTTTTAATGGTAAGCAACTGACCCTGCAATATTTAATTGAAGAGTTTGTGCTTAAGGCGAGCTTAGGTTCCATCATTTCTGATTTTAAAATTCAGGACAATTCCTGGCTAAAAAATAAGGCATCAATTGAGCCTGGCGAATCGATCTGGGATGCACTGGCCAAAGCTGCCGCAATTACAGGCCAATGGATCTGGATGAATGCTGACGGCAGTTTTGAAATCGGTAATCCTTTCAATAATTCCTACCAAGTACAAACGCCTTTAACACTCATGTTTTCAGGTACAAACAATAACGTCCTGAGTGCTGAATACGATGAGGATGTCAGCAACGTTTATACCGATATCCAGATTTTAAGCCAGGACAGAGATGCTCAAAAGATTCTGGCGCAAGGCGCTTCCAATACACCGTACTCGTTCAAACGTCTCAAGCTTGTCACCTCTTCAGATGCAGAAACACAGGCTGAAGCGCAGGCTTTGTTAAATAAAGTCATTAAAGATAACGATTTGGAAGCCTATAGCCTGACCTGTGATGTTGCAGACTGGATGATCGATGGCAAGGTGTGGCAAACAGGCTGGACAGTGACACTTGAGAGTGATGTCTTGATTCGCGCAAATGCTAAATGGGTCGTCATGGGTCGCACGCTGAATTTATCGCGCAAAGATGGCAAAACCACACGGCTCAAACTCAAACGCCAGGGTGACTGGTCGCAACCATTGAAACTAAAACAACAGCCAACTCAGAAAAAACCAAAGAAACGTAAAACCAAGGATGCTTCAGATGATTAAAACCATGCAACGCACTATTGCAGGTGCTGGCCAGCAAATACGCCAGGCGTTTTTGGGTCTGGTCGCACGTGGCTCAGGCAAGTCTTTGCAATTGAAAGGTCTGGATAACGAAGTACTGCAAGACGTTGAAGTGATCCAGCACGTCGGTTTCTCATCATGGATTCCTAAAGGTTCAAAGGTTGTGATTATCCCACTTGGCGGCAAAACAAGCCGTGCTGTCATCGCTGGCTCAACTGGCGCACCTGTGATGATTGAGGTGTCTGAAGGAGAAACCTGTATTTATGATCAGTTTGGTCATGAGCTACGTCTGACAGAAACAGGCATCAAAACAAATTGTGATATGCACGTCGGGGGCAATCTAACTGCCGATGGCGACGTTTCAGATAGCAAAAGCTCGATGCAGGAAATGCGCGACATCTACAACGAACATACCAATGGCAATACACCGCCACCGACTCAAAAAATGTGAGGCAGAAATGGCAATAATTAATTTAGAAAGTAAGGATTATGTGTTGAATAGCTTGGATGAGGCATTTTCGGTTGACGTGCTGCAATCGATTTGTAGTCGTCTCAATATTCATCGTCGTAAGTATTGGGCAGACCCACTGCTGGGGAGTCGTTCATACAGCATGAAGCGCAGTAAAGACGTGCCACGCATGATCGCATTAGTCAAACAATATGCAGATGAAGCATTGGATGGACTGGTTCCAGATCGGCTTTCTTCAATTACCACAACGGCAACTCAAACCATTAAAAGCCGTGTTGATCTCACTATTGAAGTTGTACGTTTGACTGGGGAAAAACAGTCAATTCAATATTTTGTAGCAGTCGGAGGCTAATATGGCATATCCGATTCCAAGCTTTAATAAAATCCGAAATAGCATTCTTCAGGAAGTCAGAAATCAGACTGGCATCACTGTACCAGACGATTCAGATGCAGCCATTCGTGCTGATGGTGAAACTGCGGTGGTTGAAGGCTTATATCAACATCAAAAGTGGATTGAACGACAGCGCTTTCTTGAAACTGCCGATGAGCCATACTTATATATTCATGCTGAACGTCTAAATGCTCCTCGTCAGGGTGGAACGTATGCCAGCGGGTCTGTCACAGCAATATCCAATGTAGACATGACCATTACTAGCGATGCAAAAATTACAAACGGCAAAGGCTACTATTGGTCTGTGGCTGGCAGTGTTGATGTAAAAGCCAATCAATTTTTAAGCATTCAGGTTGCTGCGGATCAGACAGGTGCCAGCTGGAATATGGAGTCTGGCACGTTAATGTGGGTTGCGCCTGCGGCTGGCCTACAATCGACAGTGACTGTGGTATCGATCACAGGTGGTTCTGATGAAGAAGAACTGGAGGACTGGCGTGAACGTCTAAAAGAAATTCAAGAACTTGGATATTCGCGTGATCGCAAGTCTGACTTTATCGCAAGTATTCGTTCAATCTCGCTAGTTCGGGACATCTATGTCTATGCCAAGCGACGTGGCTTGGGTACTGTTGATGTTGCAATAACGGCAAAAGGTAAGCCTGCCATGCTGCCTACAGACTCATTACTAGCCAGTGTCCAGTTATTACTGGATGACGTATCAGGCGGATTTTGGTCTGACTGTCGCGCTTATTCACCTACCAAAGAGTACGTCAATATCATTGCAACTGTTGCAGGTACTGCAAGCAAAAGCGACATCGAAGGCGTAATTGAAGATTATGTAGATGCACTTGCACCAGGTGATACATATCAGCCGACCATTTTATTAGATCGCATCTTAACTATTGATGGCGTGACTGATGTTGAACTCAATACCAAGAGCAATATAACTCCAACTGTAAACTGGCAGCACACAGGCTGGTTGCGTCTTGGTTTACTTGAGGTACGTCTATCATGATGAGCCTTGAGCAGAAAACCGAACTATATGCTGCGGTATTACGGCAGTTGTTACCTGTCGGTGGTTATGACCGTTCACCAAATACCAATGTTGGTAAAGACATTTATGCGCATGCCAAAGCCTTTGCACAGGTCGAAATAGATGCCAGACGCTTATTGAACGATGTATCTGCGGTTCCTATTGAGTTGCTAGCGGAGTATGAAAATGAGTACGGCTTGCCACTTAAGTGTTCCAGCAACATTGGACAAAGTACCCAGCAACGTCTGGATATTCTCAATTGGGTTATGAAAAACGATGATGTTTTCAGTCGTGAATACTTAGTTACACTATTTGGTTTCTTTGGTGTGACGGTGCTCAATGTACTGAAGCATCGGCCAATAACGTGCATTCAGTCATGTACATCACCTGTCAACACAGAGCAGCTACGTTTTAAAGTCACGCTGAAGCTACAAAAACCTGTCAATGCAGATGTGCAATGCATTATTGAAAACTATTTTCCCGCTTTTTTAAGAATTGATATTGTAGAGGTTTGATATGCAACGTATTGATAGTATTAATGCACGCCCTGATGAAAATGGAATTGGCAAAGCTGGCTTTAACGATAACGCTGATTTGCCTGGTCAGGATGCTACTTATCTCACCCCAGTGTGGTTGAATGCACTTCAGGAAGAAATCTGTAATTTGTTGGAAAAGCGTGGCATATCACTTGATATCAATAATCGACAACAACTATTTGATGCACTCGCAGGCAAAGATGACTTGCAAAATCTATTGTCGATGATGCAAGAATTGGTCACGACTGAACGAACTGCTCGTATTGCTGCACTCCAGGCACATTCTGATGCACTTAACCCACATTCACAGTATGTTCAGCGAAAAGATTTTCGTCTTCTATACAAAGGCTTAACTACTGAGACGACTCAACACCCGCTTATTTATACTCAAAATCCAAACACTTGGCAGATCAAACATACTGTTGAAAATATCAGCGTACATATCATGCCAAACGGATTTATTGATCAGACATTTAAAGTAAGAACTATTTATGGCGATTACAACGCTCAGGTATATTTACCAATAGGTCTATCAAATGTTCTAAACGTTTCTGCGGTATATCAAGGTCTTGGAAATAATTACAATGATGACGATTCAACTATTCGATTATTTGATATTTATGATGAAATTATTATTTCTGAAAATGGCTTACAGGAACGTCGCAGTGTTTTAAGTTTTCGTTTTGATAATGTCAGTTCAAATACGCCAGGTAATCGGGAACGCTTTGCGTATATTCGTGTATCAGGCTTTGGTGCATCTAATACTGATCTAGAAAATTTAAATAATTATCCTTATCCATACTATACAAGTCAGGATGATGAAGCGGGTCAAGTGGTTTACATCGATCAAAATCTCATTAGCGTCAATTTACTTGATCTGTTTATTCAAACCTACGGTGCTCCAACAGCCACAACGCGGGCTGTATTTGTAGTTGCAGCTAATACTACCGTTGTATCAATTACATCAGGAAACTGGTTATCTGGTTCAAGCCGTCAAATTATCAATTATGGCAACATTTATGGTGTAGGTGGTTCAGGTGGATATTTTGATGGTAATAATTCAATGGTGGGTGATGGCGGCACAGCTATTGTTGCAATTAATGATTCAAGTTTCATTGATGTACGTAACTATGGTTTGATTGCGGGCGGTGGTGGTGGCGGTGCACCAGGCAAATCTGAATATTCAATTGGTGAAACTGAATTTTATGCAGTTGGAACTGGTGGCGGTGGTATGCCTTATGGTGTGGGCGGTAGCAATATTAATCAGTCTACTCCTGCGGGTAAAACTTTGGTCAATTTGGTAGGTGCAGCAGCTACATTAACCACGTCTGGTACAGGTGCAGTGGGTACAGGTTTGCAAGCTGGATCTGGCGGTGGTGTTGGTGAAAACGGACAAAATAGCACTTCAACATTAACGAATGGTACAGCGGGATTAGCAGGATTAATCTCAACTGGAAATGTCACAGTTACCAATATTGGTTCTGGTCAGACGAAAGGTAGAGTGGCTTAAACTAAACGGAAGCACTTCCTACTGATGTAGATGAGATAAATGCCGCATGATTGCGGCATTCTTTTTGAAAAGAGATTTTAGAAATGGCTGAAGACTCAGTCGACACGATCATTATGAGTGTCGGTGGCGATGAATACGATGTTGCCACGTTTAGCTCTACCAAAAATACTGGCCGAAAACCAAAGCCAACCATGAACCGCCAGCAGCGTGTCAAGTTTAAAACCAATGGTATCCGCACGTTTGAGCTTTCTTGGTCTGTTGTGATCCCTGACGGCAAAGACTCTGTGGACTGGGATGAGCTTGAAGATGAACGTATTTCGATTGAATCGCCTAGCGGTGGCTTTCGTGAGACGTATATCGATGTCAGCGTCACTACGGTGTCAGACAGTTACGATGTCAATGGTGAGTCACGTCGTGATCTTACTGGCTTTTGTCTTGATTATGTGAAGGAATCTATTTAATGAGTAAGCTCTCAATTTTGTCATCCTTTCCTGTGGCTATAACCATATTAGTTGCTGGTGCACCAAAAAAATTAAAAGATTTTGAGTTCTCTGATATTTCATCAATCGAACTGATGGCTGCACGATCACAAGCAAAAGAAGGCGAATATTTACCGATTTATGAATATATCGCAAAAACCAAACTTATCGATACAGACGGAACTAAACATGAAATTCCTTATGACGTCATTGCAGGCATGTCATCGGTAAACTTCAAAAAACTTGAAGAGCTGGACTATGAGTTGCAACTAAAGCTAATTGCCGTGAGTTTAGAGAACCCATCCAGCTAA